TCGCCGACCAGCGCGACCTCATACATGGGTACAAGCCTTTGCAGGAACTACGCGAAAAGCAGATAGCAAGATTAAGACAGCGCGTTAAAGTTGAGGTAGTGGAAAGGAAGTACGACTACAATAAAGGGCAATACATAACGACAACGCGCACCACCTCAATAATGAAGGCTAAAGCACTTTCGCAAAGAATAGATGAAGTACAGGAGCGATTAAGGAAGTTTGGCGACGAAGTGTTTACGCGCAGGGGCATAACGAAAAGCGACGTTATGGAGCAGATAGGAAGCGTACAGGACACGCTAAAAAGCCTTATTAAGTCTGTAGGCTGGGGGCATAGCAACGATTATTTTTCATACAAGCATTTAAGGCGACACGAATACATCGCTCATTGCTTCGAAAATACCTATTTAGGAAACCGCGTTTTTGAACACTTTATGCCTACAGAGTACCAAGAAATGATAGACTTAATAAATAGCCTACCGTTCTAAACGATATATAACGCGCCGTCAGTAATAGAGCCTAACAAAGTGGCATTTGCTGGCGGCGTTTCATTTTGCGCAGGGTACACGGCAAGCAGTTTGCGACCTTTTGCCAAACATTCGCGCAGGATAGACCCTGCCTTCTTTGGCGAAGGTTCAACAAGTGAAAGCAGCCGCACTAATTCCACTTCTTCGGGTTCTTTGGAGTTCCAAATAAAACCTTCTATCAAGGCTTCATTTGGAAGGACAGTTAGCGGCTTAACGCCCTTTGTTGTTTGTACGTTTGGGGTTTTCATATTACGCAGCGTTTATTAGTTCTTCAACAGGCAGGGGTGCACCTTCTACGGCTGGGTACAGGAAGCAGACAACATCGTTATAGCGACGCGCCCACTTCTTGAAGTAGTGAAGGCATACAGGGCGGCAGATACGCGGAAGTTTGTTGTAGCGTATCGCCCACTTCATTACGTTGCTTTGTAGGGTAAGCAACTCGTTACGTTTCCACTCCAACGCCAACGCGTCGAGTTCCTTTGTAAGTTCTTCTATACGTTCATTCATACTAAACAGAGTTTCACGTCGCAAAGGTACTACTTTTCTTGCAGACAGCCAAAAACACGAACAGGAACGGACAACGCCAGCACAGGACAACTATCACCAAAAACACAGGGTGAAGCGTTACCTTTTGTTACTCAACAAAACCAAACATTACCAGCGTAAGCGAAGTTTTGGCGAAGTGTTTAGCGCGTTTTTTGTATTTCGTCTTAATTTAATACGGTAAATTTGCAACGTTTTAACGTAACAACAAATAGTTTATGGATTTAATTCAAGAAATTTTAGCATTACTGAAAACGCAGTTTCCGGGCGTGCGAGAAGACGGCTTGCAACATTTGGCGGCTTCGATTAGCCTACAAGTTGCAACCAAAGAAGCAGCAGCCGACATCGTAGGCAAATTAGCCGCCGAAAAGGTTGCACAATTCGTTAAGGATTGGCGCAGCAAGACTGATGCGGAAATAAGCAAGTCAAACCAAACCTACGAAACCAGCCTTAAGGAAAAGTTTGATTTCGTGGAGAAGGGAAAGCAGACACCGCCGCCAGCCGTTACGCCACCTACCGACGGAGCAGTAACGCTCGAAGCGGTTAAGGCACTTATTGCAGAGGGATTGCAGGGCGTACAGCAGAGTATTACCAGCATGAGCGACGCGAAGGTAGCCGAAACACGTCGGGGGCTATTCGTAGCCGCGTTAGACAAGGCGAAGTTAGAAGGCACAAAGCGCGAAATGTTGTTAGACAACTTCGGGCGTATGACCTTCAAGGACGATGCAGACTTTAACGGCTTCATGACAGCACAGGCGGCGCACATTGCTACGCTTGCACAGGAAGAAGCCGACAAGGATTTGCAAAACCACGATAAGCCCATCTTTGGAGCCGTGACTAAAGAAGGTATTAGCGAAGGCGTAGCAGACTACATCAAACAACGCGCCGAAGAAACCAGCAAGCCGACCCTAACAGGGAAGGAAGTTTAACAACCCTAAAAGCAATTAAGAAATGGGACTAACGATTAAGCGAAAGGAAGACAAGCGCATCGTTCACGCTTGCACCCACAACGTCGCAGACATTCCCAACGGTGTAACCGTTTGCGCCGCCGACCTCGTTCCCGGCACGGTTCTTAAGGAAGGCACGGTTATTGGCAAGGGTTCGGATGGACTCTACCACGCCATTAAGACCGCAGCCGCTACCGAAGCCGTAGCAGCCGAAGGAAAGGTTATCAAGGTTGCAAAAGGTTCGCACTTCAAGGAAGGCGACTTTGTTATGGCTAAAGTTGGCAGCACAGCCGCCAAGATTACAGCCATTGACAAGAGCGAAAAGACCTACGACAAGATTACGGTAAACGCCGCTATTGGTGCAGTTGAAGCAGGGCAAGCCATTCAGCAGGCAAAAGCCGATGGAGCGTCTGGCGAGTTCTCCGTAACGCCAAAGGCTATGACGGGCGACCACTACGACGTAGAAGCCCTTACCAACCACCTCGTAGCCGCCGTAACTATTGGTCAGTTCAAAGAGAGTGTAATCCCACCCGTAACAACCGACCTTTTGGGCGCGTTGAAGGGTATTGTACTAATTTAACGGAAAGGGCAATAAGTTATGATAGCAACACTTATGCGCGGACTTGTAGAAAAGGATATGCAAGCCGTCATTAACACCTACGACTTGAAGCCGTACTACTATCCTACTTTGTTCCCCCTCAAGCAGACCTATACGCTTACGTGGAAAGCACTTGAAGCACAGGTAGGCTTGAAGATTGCCGCCGACCTTGTAGCGCGTGGCGCGTCGATTGACAAGAAGACACGCGAAGCGATTGCCCGTTTGCAGGGCGACATCCCCAAGATTGCGGTAAAGCGCACCAAGAACGACGAGGAACTGGACGACTACGAAATTATGGTAGCCATGACTTCGCAGAACCCCAACCTTCGCGCACTTGTGGAAGCGTGGGCGGAAGATACTAATTTCTGTTGGACAGCCGTAGCAGCCCGTTTGGAGTGGATGGCTTTGCAGCAGATTTCACTCGGTAAGATTACGCTTTCCAACGACAACAACGTAAGCGTAATTTCGGAATACGACGTAGACTACCAAATCCCCGGCGAACAGAAGGTAGGTTTTCAAACAGGCTCGGCGAATTGGGCAACCAGCGCAAGCGCGAAGCCTATCACGAAGGACTTTAAGGCTGTCGTACAGGCAGCCAAGAAGAAGGGCGTTACGCTTAAGTACGCCTTTATGTCGCTTGACACCTTCGCCACCTTTACCGAAACGGCAGAGGTGCAGAAGATTTGCGCAAGTTTCGCCGCCAACGCCCTGCAAATCCAGCAGACCCCAAGTTTGGAACAGGTAAACACCGCCCTTCGCGGTTTGTCTTACCTTCGCGGCTTGCAGATTATCGTAATAGACCAAGATATTACGATAGAGTTAGGCGACGGTTCGCGCCCATTCAGCGGCAACCCGTTCACGGAGAACGTCGTAATGTTCAACGAAAGCAAGGTACTCGGTCAAACCTATTGGAAGACCCCAGCAGACCTCAACGTAAAGGGTTCGGTAGCACTTAAGGCTATGAACGGACACACGCTCATCAAGAAATTTGCCAACGAAGAGCCTTTGGAAGAGGTAACTATGGGTATTGCAAACGCTTTCCCGGCGTGGCTTACTTCTTCGCGTTCGTGGCTCATGCAGACCGATAGCGCAACGTGGAATCACTAACAGGCGACGGGCAGGAAGCAGCACAGGTAACAGCGTAGTTACCTCCTGCCCAAAGCCTACACCAAAATGCAACAGGCTATGACATACAAAGAATGGATTACTACAACGGTAAAGCGTTTCGGCATTGAAGGCGCAGACGTGGAACTGATTTTAGCCAACCAAGCGGCACTAATTCCCAACGAGGGAGCAGAAGCCGACCCCACAACCGCGAAGACGGCTTTAGTTAGGGAGTTCGCCAATATCATCCCTTTGGCAAACGTCAGCGAAGGCGGTTATAGCGTTTCGTGGAATTGGGAAGCCTTAAAGATGTGGTATAACATTACTTGCGGCGAGTTGGGAATAACACCAGCCAACAAGCCGAAAGTTCGCAACAGGAGTAACGTATGGTAGGAGTAGGCAACATTTCGGCAGTCATTACGAACCAATACCCCCACTTCCTATATAAGCGCGTCAGCACCGACACGGGGCAGAACGACAATGGGAGTTGGGAAGGCGACGGCGAAGCAACCGTAGAGTTTTGCGGTTCTTGCAGAGAGGAAACAAACGGCAAGGGCAGCAAGATACAGGCGGCTAACGGCGTTTTCCGTGAATTTGCTGCGCTGGTGCAGATGCCCGTAGGGGTGCAGTGCGTAGCGGAAGGAACGGAAGTATTTGTAACCAGCCGAGAAGTTGAGACCCCAGCCGACCTACTTAACGGCGACTTTTTGGAAACAGCCAAAGCCGAAGGGTTAGTTAGGATTTCGGGAGAGTGCCTAAAGTTCGACGAAGGCAGACTGCACAACAGGCTATGGGTATAACGGCGCACTTCAAAGGCAATATAGACGCTACGTTTGCCGCGTTTCTTGCAGAAGTGGAAAGGCAGATAATAGAAAGCCTTTGCAAAATCGGCGAAGAAGTGGTAACGCTTGCAAAGTTGATACCACCCGAACGCGGATTTACAGACCGAACGGGAAACCTACGCTCATCTATTGGCTACGTCGTTTGCAAGGACGGGCAACCGTTGAACATTGCATTTGAAGCCGTGAAGGGCGGACACGAAGGCGTAAACACAGGGCAGCGACTCGCGTTGCAAGTGGCTAAAGACCACCCCGAAGGCTATACGCTTATCGTAGTAGCAGGAATGAACTACGCGGTTTACGTCGAGAGCAAGGGGCGCGACGTTCTAACGTCAGCCGAGAAGCAAGCCGAAAAACTGATAGCGCGAGAGTTGGCAGACTTGATAACAAACGTACAAGACGCATTTAAGTAATGAAGACAGTTAGCAGTATTGACACCGACGATATACTCTACCGACTTATAACGAAGGCGGTACGGGAAGGCGTTATAACGATTTCGGGCGTTGTTTGTCCGCAGGGAGAGAGACCCGATGACAGCCAGCGCGAAGACATTGTTATTAACACCATCACCGTAACGCACGACAAGCCGCAAACGGGTACTTCAAACGTGAACATATACGCCGCCGACAAGAAGGTAAGAATACGCGGAAAGGAGCAGTACAAATGCAACCGTGAACGCTTACGGGAAATTGGCGACCAACTGACGGCATATTTGGACGCGCAGAACGTGGCCGACCTCGAATTTTGGATAGAATACGACGTAGTAATTAAGGAGTTGGAAGTAAAGCAGCATTACAGAAACCTCCGAATTAGTTGGAACATTCATTAACAATAAAACTTTACAAAAATGGCAACACTTGTAACTTTGGGTTTGTCGAAAATTCTGGGTAAGGTTGGAGAGCCGACTGCTGGCAACTTCGACGAGAAGGATTACACCGCCTTCGGACTTACCTACGAAGACACTTGCACCATGTCGCAGGACGACCCCGAAACAACCGAGTTCTATGCGGAGGAAGAAGACGACCCCGTAGAGATTATGGAGAAACAAGGAAAGATTACCTTTGCCTTTAGCATCATGAACCCCGAACTTGAAACGCTTAAGCGTCTTTTCGGCGGCGAGATTGCAAGCGACGTGTACGCATACCCCGACGCGGTTAGCACCGTTGAGGAAAGCGTTATCATCCTTCCGCGCAAGGGTTTGAAGTTCCAAGTTCCGCGAATGAAACTCACCGCCAAGATTAACGGCGAGTTCAGCAAGAAAGGCTTACTTCTTGTTGAGGTAGCGGGTACGGTTATGAAGCCAAAGACCAGCGGACTCAAGAAGATGTATGTAGGCAAGATTAAAGCCGCTATCTAAAAGCGGCGCGTAACTTTGATTTCTCACCGAAGCCCCCGAACAAATACACACTTCGGGGGCTTCATTCATTAAAAGCAATATGGCAGAAGAATTTAGCACCAAGTTAGAAGCGTTGGAAGCGGAGCAGAACGAACTACGCCTTATGATACAGGAGGGCGTAACCTTCGACGTAACCGTAACCCACCACCGACGCAAGCCAGGCATTATAGGGTACTTCCGAAAGCGCGAGAAAGTAACCGAAAAAAAGGTTTTCAAGATTGAAGAACCGACGCTTAACACGTTAGACAGGTTAAGCGCACTTTGGCTGCAAATGGAAATAGACGAAACACGACTACAGGAAGCCGACTACTTGAACGCCGCAAAGAAGATGGCTAACAAGGAAGCGCACAGATTGGCGGAAGTCATAGCCGTTGCAGTATTAGGCGAAGACTACTACACCACTATTGATAAAGGCGGCTACTTCAAGCGTACCGAAAACAAGCAGGAACTACAGCGGCTTAAGTCGTTTTTCCTTCATACTATAAAGCCTTCCGAATTGTTTACGCTGGCGGTACTCATTACCAACGTCAGCAATTTAGGGGATTTTATAAACTCTATAAGATTGATGAGCGCAACACGCACCAGCGACCCGACGCATCTTATAGAGCCACAGGACTAAAAAGCCCATACGGACGGCGAGGCTCGGTTTGTGCGCACTTCGGCTGGACGTTGGACTACCTTCTACACGGCGTTTCGTGGGGAACGGTACAAAGGATGCTTATAGACGCGCCCAGCGTTGAGGAAACAAAAGCCAAGCCCGGCGACACGCAGATAAGGCTAACGGACGAAAACGCTGGCGAAGTCTTGAATTTGATTAACAGATTAAACCGATAACGATATGAACATACAAGGCGGCGGCATTTCCTTCGAGATAAGCGGAACTAACGATAAGTTGTTACGCATTTTGGAGCAGAGCAAGACCAAGATGCAGACGTTTAGCGGCGAAGTGAAGAAAGGCGGCAAGGACATTGACAGCGCGTTTAACGCTATTGTCGCTTCAATAAACAAAGCGCGAGAAGACCTCGACAAGACCGATATAGCATGGACGAAGACCTACGACAGCTTTCTACAGAAACTTAACGAGGTTAAGGCAGCGCGTCAGGCAGCATGGGAAGGCGGCAACGACAAGGAGTTAGCCATCCAGCAGCAGAACGTAAAGACGTTGGAAACCCAAGTAGCGCAATGGGAGAGGATAGGCGAGAAGATACGCGAAGCCTACGACGAACTCGACGCAGAGGAAGCCGCGATAAGGCGGCAGTACGAAGAAGCGACCAAAGTAGAAAACGCGCACGTCAGCATACGCACCCAACTTGCAAAGGCAAAGAACTTACTTATGGAAATGGAAGGGCAAGGCAAGCGCGGAACAGATGAATACAGACGGCAGCAGGAAGAAGTAACGCGACTAACTAAAGCCATGCGTAGCGCAAACGCACAGGCGAAGAATTTAGCCAACCCAAACCGCAACTTTCAAGCCGTTATAGGTGGTTTGACGCTTATGACTTCGGGCTACCAAGCCGTAACAGGCACAATGGGTTTGTTTGCAGGAGAGAACGAGAACCTACAGCGCATTATGACGAAGGTACAGAGCGTTATGAGCATAACGATGGCTTTGCAGACAGCCTACACGCAGTTAAATAAAAATAGCGCGTTTCAGTTGGTAATAGTAGCCAAAGCAAAAGATATGCTAACGGTGGCAAACGCACGGTTAGCGGCGGCGTTGGGAATTTCAACCGTAGCAGCACAGGCACTCATGGCGACACTAACGCTGGGTTTGTCCGTCGCTATTACGGCTATTGTTGCGCTTATTGCCAAGATGAGCAGTGAAGCAGCGAATGCAAAGAAGGCGCAAGAAGAATTTAACAAGAAGGTTGCAGACGCGGCAGGAGAGCCGCTAACGGCTTATATGGCTTTACAAACGGCTTGGTTGAACCTTACAGGCTCAATGAAAGACCGTGAAAAGTGGGTACAGGACAACGCCGACAAGTTCGAGAGTTTGGGGTTAAGAGTTTACGACGCGAAGACGGCGGAAGACGTACTCGTTAAAAATAGCGCGAACTTTGTTAACGCTTGTATAGCGAAGGCGAAAGCGTTAGCCGCCCAACAACTTGCTGCCGAAAAATATAAGGAGATTTTGCAGAAGCAAGCCGAAATAGAAGCCATGCCCGACAAGGTTACAAAATTCGTTGGCGGAGGTTCAGCCGTAGGAATGGTTTACACCTACGAAGCTGACAACGACAGCAAGGCAAAGGCAAAAAAAGAATTGGCAGAAATGCAGAACGCCGCGAACAAACTAATAGAGCAGCAACTACAATTTACCAAAGAGGAACAAGCATTATTAGCCACTATGGGGGACGCAGCCGCCGACGTAGTGGCTGGGAGCGTTGGCGCAGCCGAAAAGGAGTTACAACGCCTTCAAACTTTGTATAAACGCGCAGCCACCGACCAAGAACGCGCCAAACTAAAGAAGCAGATAGAAGCCCAACAAAAATTAGTGGACGGCATGAGCCTAAACCCGAAGGGCAAAGGCGGCAACGGTAGAAAGCCCGATAAGAAGGACGAAGACCCATACAAGAAGATGCTCGACGAGCGAAAGGCACTTTACACCAAATACAGCAAATGGGCGCAGAGTGAAGACGAAACCGTTAGGGAAGCAGCCGACAAGGAGTTTGCCGCGCTATTGAAACAGGGAACGAGTTACCTCGACTTCTTGCAGAAGCAGCGCGACGAGATTAGCAACAAAGCCAAGAAAACAGCCGCCGACTTGCACAAACTTCAACTTCTTAACAACGAGATAGCGGAAACAACGAAGCAAACCGTTCTTTCCGACTTCGACGCTCAGTTACAGAAGGATTTAGCCGCTTGCAAAACGATAGGCGAAATGCTGGACGTTATAGCCAAGCGGCGCGACGAGTTGGAGGGCGACAACAGCGACATCGATACAGGCAAAGCGGACATTCTTAAGGCGGCAGAGGAAGCGACCAACGAGCAAGCCAAGCAGGAGACCGCGCAGATGCTACAGGAATACGCAAGTTACCTTAACGAAAAGATTTTGTTTGAAGAAGCCTACGCCCGTAGGAAGGAACTACTTACCAAGAAGATTGCAGAAGCCAGCACCGAGCAGGAAAGAGCCGTAGCCGAAGCCGCGTTAGCAGGGTTGGAGCGCAAGCGAAAGGAGTACGAACAGCGTAGCGCAAGCGAGAGGTACGAAGAACTAAAGGAACAATACAAGACCTACCAGCAGCAAATAAGCAACATTCAAACGAAATTCCAAGAGGAACGCGAGGAAGCGCAGAAGCAGGGCAACCTCGCCATGATTGCGCAGATTAACGCGAAGGAGCAGGCTGAAATAAGCAAGTTAGCAGCCGAGAAGTTGAAGCAGTCCGAGAGTTGGAATCAACTCTTTAGCGATTTAAGTACGTTTTCATCGAAGACGATTAACAAACTTTTGGCAGACATCAACAGCCAAAAGGTAACGCTTTCCGCGCAGTTCAACCCAGCCGACCTAAAGGCGATTAACGACCAGTTGGAGAAGGCAAAGGACGAACTGCACAAGCGAAACCCGTTTTTAGCGTTGAAAGACAGCCTAAAGGAACTTCGCGCCGCCATGAACACTGACAAGTTATTAAGCAGCGACGACCCATTTATTAAATCGCTTGAAGAAAAGAAGAAGCAATACAAGCAATATACCGAAGCCGTAGAGAGCGACGACAAGACGTTAGCAGGAGCGGCAAAGGAAGCCTACGCCGACCTTCTTAAGCAGGGAAACTGTTATATTGACTACCTACGCCGCAAGATTGAAGCACTTAACGGGAAGAAGATAACTATAGGGCTTTCGGTTGATGAACAAGGCGAGTTAGAAAAGTTGGAAACCGTAATTAACAAGGAAACGGGAGCAACCAAGAGCCTAAAGGAAGGCTTAAAAGATGCCTTCGCCAGCGTCAGCAGTACGATTGACTTTATAGGCGGCACTTTCGACAGCGTGGTAAGCGGCATGAAGAAAATGGGTATCAGCATGGACGAGGAAACCGAACACGTTTTAGGCGACATTTCCGACATGATGGGCAGCGCGTCGCAGTTGGCAAGCGGAATAGCCACAGGCAACCCGTTAAGCATTATACAGGGTTCGGTAGGTTTTCTTTCGTCAGCCTTCGACCTATTCAACAGCCGAGACCGTAAAGCGGAAAAGTCTATCAAGCGACACGAAAAAGCCGTTACCCAGTTGGGAAGGGCATACACCGCACTCCAGCACGCAGTAGATAAAGCGTTAGGCGAAACCGTGTATCAGAACCAAAGCGCAGTGATACGCAACCTTCGCCAGCAGCAAGTAGAACTACGCGGCATGATTAATGACGAGAAGGGCAAGAAGCACACCGATTGGGATAGAATAGAGGAATGGGAAGAAAAGATAGCAGAAGCCAGCCGCGAGATTGAAGACATTATAGAAGAAATTACCAAGAGCATCACGCAGACGGACGCGAAGACAGCCGCCGACGAGTTGGGCGACGCATTGGTAGAAGCCTTCTCTAACGGAACGAGCGCGGCAAAGGCTTTCGACAAGGTATCGGGCGACATTTTGCGTAACGCCGTCCTTAACGCTTTGAAGTTACAGTTTTTGGAGCAGCCACTACAGAACGCCATAAAGCGGCTACAGCGCGACATGGGGTTTGACGAAGAAGGTAACGGTTCTTTCGACGGACTGACCGAAGCCGAACAAAAACGTTTCCGCGACGCGGTTAGCAAGGCTGGGGAACAATTTGCCGAAGCCTTTAAGATATACGAAGACTTGTTTAATGAGTTGAACGAGAACGACCCCAGCACGTTAAGCGGAGCGATAAAGGGGGCAAGCCAAGAAAGTATAGATTTGCTTGCAGGACAGGCTAACGCGGTTCGCATGAACCAAGTAACATCGTTAGACCTACTTCGCCAGCAACTTACAAGACTTTCCAACATTGACGCAAACGTAGGCGTTATAGCAAGTCGTTTGCTTACCATTATTAACAGGCTTTCCGCTCCAGCCGATGACGGCTTAAGAGGGCAAGGCATAACAGACTAACAGCGTATGGAACTAAAAGAATTGAAAAAGGTTTTAGCAGCAGAAGCACAGGCGGCTGGCATTTGTTCGGAGTGGTACAACTTCATTCTAAAGGCGACCAGCAAGGAAAGACTAATGGCGTTGTACTTTAAGGGGTTCGACTTTGTGGAAGAAAACGACTTTCCCAGCGAACCACTACGGCGCGAGTTCGACGATATACGGCGGCATTACAACATATACGAAGCCGAGCGTTTCAGCGTCAAGAATCCGCGAAGACTTGTAGCGTACACGGGCGCACAGGGAAGCGCGGAATTTACGAACTTTGCCGTAGCGCAGGTTTGGGCGCGGCAGAGTGCAGCCGTCACGATTGACGCAAGTGGAAGCAGTTATGTAACTTTGAACGTTGCACAGGGAGCAACCGCACACATCAAGGCAAGCGACAAAAGTCGCGTTATTGTGTTCCTTCACGGCGGAACGGTAACGCAGGAAGCGCAAGACAACGCAGTTATAACAATAAAAGAAAAGTAATATGGCAGCAAAACAAAACTTAATACTTAACCTTCCATTCGACGAAACGGGAGGTTCGGCGGTTGCTTATGACTATTCGCAGAACCGCTACGATGCGACGATTTCTAAAAGTGAGTTTGTCGGCGGCAAGCAAGGCAACTGCATACGCTTTAACGGCGAAGGCACGGCGGCGATTGACAGGGACATCCTCACGCTAACAGGCAGTTTTACTATTTTGGCGTGGGTCAAAGTCAACGAGTACCCCGACGGTCATACGGGCAGACGTATAGGCTTATTCTGCAACACCGCGCTTTTGGAAGGTTCACGCGATATTTGGGTAGATGTCTCGCCTGAAAGTTGGGGCTTCTTTGTCGTGAAGAAGGCAGGGAACTACATATCGCTTTATTTAGACACGCAGTTAGTAGAGACGGTGGAACTTCCCAGCGCATTAATGGGAATTAGTCTTTTGCAGGACATCTACAGCACAGGGTACGCCTACGCCGATTTGGACGAAGTGAAGATTTACAACACCGTACTCACTGACGCAGAGATAGAACAGGAACTAAACAGCGTTTCGCAACTTGAATACTACATCGACGGCGTCAACCTTAAGGAGTACGGCGTAAGGGTGGAAAGCAGTAGCGGCGTTTTGGATTTACCGAAGTTGAAGACACCAGCCTCCAGCGATTGGGCGGACTATCACGGCAAGGTTATAGATCTAACCGCAAAGCGTTACGAGGAACGCGAAATAACGCTTAATTGTTGGTTGAAGGCAAACGGAAAAATGGACTTCACGGAGAAGGTAAACAACTTGTACGAAGTCTTTAGAAAGGACGGAACGCAACGCCTTATGATTTCCATACACCCGACGAAGCCGCTTGTTTATGAAGTCTATTGCGAAGACGGCGTAGCACCTTCCAAGCGTTGGCACGACGATAAGATGATAGGCACGTTTACGCTTAAGTTGAAAGAACCCGACCCCGTGAAAAGGGTTGTACGACACCAGCGTTTAGGCGTTAGCACGGAGAAGGTTAGCGTTTCCTTCAAGAGCGACAAGATGGTTAATATATATTGGGGCGACGGAAGCGTAGATTACGACGTTTACGGCGACCATACAGGAAAGAACGCTATTACGCACACCTACACCGATAACGGCATCTACTACGTCATATTGGGCGGCGTGATTGAGGAAATAACAGACTTCAATACAAGCGGCATTTTGATATGGAACAGATTATAATAACACACCCAAACGGGGAGAGGTTGCACCTATTCAGCAAGCAACGCCCCAGCGTGATAAGCAAGGCGACCCAAAAGGTTGCTTTGCTTTCCGACGATTTGTTAAGCCTTACCGTAATTTCCGCCGAGCCTATAGCCTTCGACTTTGGCGACGTGATAACGGTATTCGGCAAACCCTACAGGCTTAACCAACTGCCTGAACCGACCAAAGAGGGCGAAAGAAAGTACACATACGAAGTAACTTTGGAAGGTTTGCAGTACGATTTAATAGATGTTATCTACAAACTGCCCGAAGGTTGCTACGGCGAACAACTTTACGGCGATTTGGAAGCGCACCTAACCGCGCTTATGTGGAACTTGAACAGAATATACCCAAGTAAATGGGTATTAGGTTCATTCCCGAAAGGAACGGCTTACAAGAATCTAAACGCCACAGGAAAGAACTGCTTACAGGTTCTACAGGAGTATTGCGACGAATATAAAGTAGAATTTGAGATAGTCATCAACGCGGCTAACAACACCTACACGCTTAACATATTGGAGAAGGTAGGCACTACGCAGCCTATAACGCTCCGATACGGGCGCGGACGCGGTTTGTATAAGTTAAGCCGAAAGAACGTAAACAACGCAGGAATAACGACGCGCCTGTACGTTTACGGCGGTTCAAGCAATTTAGGCAGCAAATACGGACACACGCGCCTTTGTCTGCCAGGCACTACGCGGCTTTCGTCATACATTGAGAGCGCGGAAGGGCGCAGCAAGTACGGCATCAAGGAGAATGAAAAGACCTACGATGATATAAAGCCCGAAAGGGTGGGAACGGTGGAGAGCGTAGGCGCGGACGGTATTACATTTTCCGATAGTTCCATGTTCAACCTCATGGAGCGCGAAGCCGACGGTACAACGACAAAGTACCTTATAGAAGGTACGGCGGCAAAAATAACCTTCCAAACGGGCGGTTTGGGAGGCTATTCCTTCGACGTACACTCATACGACCACAATACGCACACCTTCAAAATTAACAAGTTCACGGACGAAAACGGTATGGTATTCCCTTCCGATACGTCGGCGGCTTTCCAAATTCGTGGGAAAAGCAGAGACTACGAAGGCGACAAGTACATAATAGAAGATATCAACCTCCCCCAGCAGTATATTACGGACGCGGAAAACAGGCTTAAGGAACAGGGAACGAAAGACCTTAAGGAAGTATGCCAGCCACAAGTAAGTTACGCTCTGGAGTTGGAAGAAGACTTTTTAATTAAGTTGTTCGGGCGTGAAGTCGATACGGAAGTTTTGCACGTCGGCGACTATATTAAAATTGTGGACGAAGGTATAGGCGTTGATAAGGAAGTACGCATTACCCGGATTGAACGCAACCTGTTAAAACGTCATTCCTACAGCATCACGTTAAGCGACACGATACAGAAGAACAGCACAATAAGGGTATTTAACGAGATTAGCGACATTAATGAGGTTATCAATATGAACGGTTTGGCAGACCCAGCCGTAGCCCGTAGAAGGTGGAAGACTGCGCAGGAACTATTAAGCATGGTTTTCGACCCCGAAGGCGACTACTACAGCGAGAAGATAAAGCCGTTAAGCGTTGAAACGTCAATGCTGGCAGTAGGCGCAAAAAGCCAGCAGTTTGTATTAAAGAACGTAACCTTTGAACCGAACTATAACGGCTCATACGTCTATTTGCGTGTTTCCGCAGGAACGCTGGAACATTACGCTATCAGCGAAGACAGCGTAATAGCGTGGGACTTGACGGCGCAGACCTTCACGTTAGACACGTCATCGGCTTACTACATCTACGCACGTTGCAACAAGTCGGACAACACGGCAACATGGCTTATCAGTAAGCAGCAATTCAAGGTGGAAGATGAAGCTGGGCAGTACCTTTTCTTGATTGGCACGGTTAGCAGCCCCCAGCAGATAGAAGGCACATTGCAGAAAGTCCGCAGCGTTTCTCTTACCTATGGCTTCAGCACCATAAACGGACGCTTCATTAAGACGGGCAGGATTGAAAGCACGGCTGGAAATTGCTACTTCGATTTAGACAACAACGAAATCGGCGGCGTACTTTCCTTTGTCCGTACAGACGGCACGACGGGCAGAGTTTCGGAGTTGGAAGCCAAGACGGACGAGACAAAGAACTACATCGACAACACCCTGCCCGAAATATTGGCAGACATACAGGGGCAGTTAGACGGACAGATAGAGCAGTTTTTCTATGACTATGACCCCGAAGACACGAAAGAGCCGACCAGCGAATGGATTGCCGACGACGAGGAAAGCGGAACAAACACAGAAAAGGAAAACCATTTGGGCGACCTTTTCTATAACACCGACACGGGTAAGGTGTTTCGCTATGTTAAAGAACGAAAATTAGTTTTTGTTGGCAACGGCAAAGCACCAGCCATAACCTACGTTTATCGTTGGCAGCAACTAACTGACGAAGAATTAGAACAGGCTTTAGCGATTGCCAACGACGCGCTGGATTTGGCGAAGACCAAACGCCGAATTTTCACAAGCACACCCTACACGCCCTACGACGTTGGCGATTTGTGGGTACAGGGTTCTACGGGCGACATTATGCGCTGCAAGACAGCACGGGCAACAGGCGCGTACACTTCTACCGATTGGGAGAAAGCCAGCAAGTACACAGATGACACGGCGTTAAAGAACTTCATTAACGGGGAGTTCGCAAGCACTATAGAAACACTCGGCACACAGATTGACGGGAAGATAGAAAGTTATTGGAGTGCGACAGACCCCTCCACAAGTTGGACTACACAGGCGAAAAAGATAGAACACGAAGGCGATATGTGGTACAACACCAGCACGAAGAAGTTATACAGGTGGGTAGTTGTTTATAACGGCTCGGTTTATAGTTCTTCAAGTTGGCAGCAGATAGAGGACGAAAAGGCTATAGCGGCATACGCGGCAGCGCAGACCGCACAGGACACGGCAGACGGCAAGCGTAGGGTATTCGTTGCGCAGCCTTACGCGCCCTACGACGTTGGCGACCTTTGGCTAACAGGCAACAAGAGCAACGGGAAACTGTACCGATGCGTCAGCGCGAGAGCCAAAGGAGCAAGCCCGAACTATTTAGCCAGCGATTGGGCGGAAGCAGTCTATTACGACAACACGAAGACCACGATAGATGGGGGTATAGTTACATCGGGAACGGTGCAACTTGTTAGCCCCGTTTCGGAAAGTATTGTAGCAGGAATAACAGGCGGCGAGAACGAGACCAGCAGCACCAGCGCGGCGAACAAAGTACGCATTTGGGCTGGAGCAAGCAAGAACAACCGCTTTACTGCCCCCTTCCGCGTTCTACAGGACGGTTCGATTTACGCGACCAAAGCCCACATCGAAGGAACGATTAAGGCAACCGACGGCGAATTTAGGGGAAAAGTGTACGCAACCGACGGAGAGTTTAACGGGCGCGTCTATATTGGCGGCGGCGCAATTCAACTCAACAAGGATGGAAGCGGAAGTTTGGGTAACGGCAAGATAACATGGCAAGCAGATTATGGAGCGGCTACAATTCCCATACTTAACACTAACATGATTTGGGGATTTAACCAACTTTCACAATTAGCCAATTACGCCGTAGACATGCAGGAGAACGCCGCGCTTTTCTTTAATTACATACCCGACGCGGACACAACCAAACTACCAAGCAGCCCGAACACGGCAAGACCGTACACCTTTGTCAATACGACAACTTACAGAAAGAAAATAAGCGGCAACGGGCATAAAATTTGGTGGAAAGGAACGGAGAGCGACATGCTGCAACTTAACAGCAGAGAAGTAATAACGCTGATGTTCGACGTCAAATGGTATGTAATAAGTAGATGCTACTAAAACCGCGCCCCCTTCACG